CCAAGGCGCTCTCTATTTCTAGCCAATATACACCTCTATGTTAGTATTAGGTCTCGTTAGAAGGGCTGAAGTACTCTGTACCATCGGTAACAGTATCGCTATCATCAGTAGTGATTTTAGCGTTCAATGTAGCCCAATCATACTTGAATGTTACAGAAAGTTCAACTAATTCATCGTCACCATAAGCCACATCACCAAACTTCATATCAGTAATAATTGGATTCCAAAGCTTCCACTCTTCAACTCTGTTGCCGTTTGCATCTAATTGAGCAATTGTAACACCACCTAAAGCAGTTCCCATTTTGGCTTTTGAAATTGTTGCTAAATCGCCGGTATTGACAGCGTTGGAAGGAACCTTATAGCCAGCAGCCTCGGTAATTCTTGCAAGAAGAGAAGAAGCATCTGGATTCTGTGGATCGACAAATGCAACAGTAACATCATTCCAAGTAACAGCACCAGGATAATAAAACTTGTGATTCAAATAAGAATGCTCAACATTATTAATCGCAAAGCCTGGCTTTGTGGCATTTTTAGCAAACCACATAATGGAAGTATCCGAAGATGCTCCTTCAGTAGCAGGCACGTTCAAATTATCAATTTGAACAATAAATCTAAACTTTCTTTTTGGATCATTAATTGAACCGCCGCCGGTATGATCTTTACCCCAAAATGCCATTTGTGTGAACTCCTATAAAATGTTCTATACTTAAATAGTATAAGTGAGGGAATTTCACCCTCACTAGTTTTTTATTAATCGTCGAAAGAAGCGCCCGAGTTAGCAATCACAAAGTCAATTGCGATGTACTCAATAGCACGAGCAGGCTTAACCATGATCTTTGCGTAGAGAATATTCTGGTCAACAAGATCTGGTGTCGTAGTGCTGCTATCGAGAATAAGTTTATACTCTGTGATACCAAAGCGTGTCTTAACATCAGACAAGAGAGGCTCAACCAAGTTCTTGAATCTTCTCCAAGTAGCCTCAACATTCTGCTCAAAGAGAATCTGTGTAGAAAGAATGGAGATCTGCTTCTTAAGGAAGATGACAAGACGACGAACGTTGATTCTGTCAAGTGCAGACGAACGCTCCTGAAGTGTCTTCTGCCCGAACACCACAATTCCACTAGACGGGAAAGAAGCAATTGGATTAATTCTACTCTCGTAAAGTGTGTCGCGGTCACGAGAGATAAGTTTCTCGGAAACATTTGTGACTGGAATACCAGCAGCACCCTGCGTCAAACCACCTCTATTAAAGCCAGCAGGAGCAAACCAAATCTCGGACTGACGCTCGGAGCTAGCAAGAACACCCATCATAGCAACTGTTGGCGGAATCCAAACAAGCTGACCTGTTCCAGCATCGCGTGTCTGAACCCAAGGATAGTAAGTTGCACCATAGCTGGAATCAATACGACGCTGCTTAAATGTGTTAGCGGTGCTAGTTGGATTAGCTGGCACACGCTCACTCTTATTAGCCTTGTAAGCTTCGTGAGCCGGGATATAAACATCTGGCAAGTCAATAATTGCCATTGCATCGCCGCGATCTTCACAAACATCAATCATATGCTCTGTAAGAGTTTCCTGTGTTAAGCCAGGAACCGAAAGCAAGTTCATGTTAAGCTGATCCGGATCTGCAATTGTGTCGATTGCTCTTCTGTATGTGTAGTAAACATAGTTTGTTTCATTAGTAGAAGTGCTAGACATCTCGCCATTTCTTAATGGATCTGGCTTGGTAATATCAAATCCGTCAAAGCCACCCCAGAATGGAGCGGTAAAGCGGCTAATATTAGCGTCAAGAAGAGTTTCATAGGTGTTTGTGCCGCGAGCGGTTGTACTTAAACCACTTTGACGAGAACCAGAGACGTAATTGTAGACTGGAACTGTAGCAGACGAACCACTAATATCATCCAAAGTAAACACATAAGAATAGCCATTGATGCCAACAGCTCCATCATTATAAGATGCTACTGTGGTATCAACGGGAATATTATCGCTCTGCCCAAGTCCACCATATAAAAGTTTATGCATATCAGCAATGCTGCGATCATTACGGGCACTAGTTGTTTCTCTCGTAGTAGAAATACCAAAATAAGCCTTTGTTTGGTCGCTTAAGCCTCCGTCGGTGGCTTTAGCGCGCAACCTGTCCTCTGGGAACAAGAAAGATGCTGTTAAGTCAGTGGCGGCAAAAGAAGCAGAAACCAAGTAATTAATATCGCTATGTCCACCTGGAAGAGTAGTGCCAGCCACAACAAAAGTTGTTCCAAGGGTTCCGGCATTGGCAGTCGATCCGCTCATTCCTAATGCAGATTGATTTCTATACTTTGGAGGACCAAAATAGCCAAATGGAAGAAGTGTCTGATCTAAAGCGCCTGCCTCAACATCAGGATTAACCTCAACTCTAATAAATTTAGATTGGTTATCGTAATCACCATAAGTTTCTAATCTACGCTCTGTCTCATTCCATTTGTTGTACTTATCACCAATCTTACGTGCAATAAAGTCTGGTGATGCAGGATCAAGTGTGCAATTATCAAATCTTTCAACAGACATAACGTGATTGTCAGTATCATTGATATTTCTTAAAACAACAGAGAAAGTTCCATAATTGGTGCTATTTGATGTGGATTGTCTAATTTGTTCAATAGAAACTTTCATATTTCTACTCAACCAAGCACCATGTCCGCGACCAATGAGTCTAAATAATTTAGGAGCGTTAGCAGCATCAAAATCAGCGGCAGTTCCTAAATCTTGACCGATAAACCAGCCGGCTATTCCCTCCTGAGAAGGAACACCTTTCAACTGGTGTGGTCCTGTGGTTTTTGCACTACCAGTCGCAATGCCTGTGATAACACCAACGGAAGCCACACCAACAAGACCATTATCTCTTAGATTTTGCTCAAAAGATTCACCGAGCCAGTAGTTTTCATAAGATCCAGTCGGATAAAATGTTCCTGGTGCTGTCGTTCTTTGTGGGTTTGTGTTTAAACGATTGCGAATAAAATCGGCAGAATTATCATTAAAGTTAATTGTATATTTCTTTTCTTCAACAACGCTTCCCTCGCCGTCAACAACAAGAGTAAAATTACCATTAGAATCACTATCAACAATCGTTGCAGCAGCATTGACGCCATGTGTAGCGGGACCGGCTATGGTGCCAGAAAGTTTAATAGAGCCCGTCGGCACATAAAAAATAGCGCCCAAACGAAAACCGTTAGCGGATCCTGTGTATTCACCTGATGTGCCAGAAAGAGCAACAAATAAGCCATAAGCACCACCAGCAGTGGTGCCACCTACAGGAGCAGTCGCCCCATTGTCTCCCTCAGTTCTCCATCCTGCTTGAGCAGCAGCAGTTCCATCATTATCGGCAGATTGCTGTCCCAAAAGCCTAATGTATGTAAGAGGAGCAACATTTGGTCTTAAGAAAGCTTTTGCTGCATAGGTTCCATACATTGGAGATTGAAAATTACCATTTCTAGCAACATCACCACCAGCAAAACCAGGAACAGTATCACCATAACCATCAACAAATTCAGAATAAGACTGAACCTGAACCGGTGTCATTGCGAGACCTTTCTCGGAACGACCGATCACTACTGGACCGATTGTATCTGCTGCTCTTGGGATAAAAGAATTATCAATCTCGTTGATAAACACTCCAGGAGATACAAACTTAAAATTCTTTACCGACATTATTTATTTCCTCTCTGTAAATTGCGCTCTAAAATTTGTCACAACTATAATCTAAATAGTATTTTACAGTTCAAAAGTCTTTAAATGGGAACAAATTCAATACTCACTTCAGGAAGTGATAGTGTAAAACCCATTTTCATCTTTTTTCATTGTTGACTCTCTTGGATAAGAAATCTCAACAATGTTTTCATCTATTCTAACAATAGGGCGATCATCATTTTCGCCTTCACCGATTAAGTAACCTAAAACTTTAAAGGTAATCTCCGAAGTAAACATACGAAGATCTTCACCTAAAGTTGCTACATTGTTGTTGTGCGTAAACCCTTGTTCAATAAAAACCTCATATAAATGACCGTTTCTACGCAATACAAAAGAATTAATTTGACCAGTGCGAGTCATAAAAGGCGTGAGCAACTCATTCATCTGCTGTTGATATTCTGTTTTAAGAGTAATCTTATAATCAACATTGATATAAACAGGAATGGGGATAGACAATGTTTTAACAACAATTTTTTTATTCACCCTTGGGTAATACTGCTGATTATCTCCGGAAGTATAATTATTGCTTCTGATGTTGTTGGCAACTGCAAAGTTTCTTGTTTTGTCTTGGACAATTTGTTTTGCAAGTATCATCCTGCCAGTGCGTCCATTTTTATCCTCTGAATAAAGATGTGCTTGAAAGCCGCCTTTTCTAGTAGGATCTTTTGTAATACCCGTTCTTTCAACACTAATAACCGGCAAAATAATAGAGCCGTTATCATCTCTTAAATCTTTGTTGTTTTTAACCTGAAAAGCTCTTTCGGGTGTTTGCCAAAAAATAGGAACTGATTTCCATCCTTCATTAGTGGTGGCACTAAGTTCCAAATCCTCTTTAAGCCAATCTAAAACAGATGCATCAATATCTTCAATACTGGAAGCTAGCATTCCAATTTCACTTAATTTTAAATTAGTTCCGGCTGGTATTTGAGCAAAATCAAATTTAATATCATGTGGCATCAAAAAGCCCCTTTCTTGCTTTACGGCATTTAGCAGAGATTTCAAAAGAGTGTTCTACTTGTCCAAATAAGTTTTTTGGCTTACTTAAAGTTACAATTTCATAATATTTATCGCCATATAAAACAAAATCACCTTCACGAACATAAAGATCTTGATCTTCCTCTAGTCTGCGCTTATGAAAATGAACCTGTATCTCTGATTCGGTGTCCACTCCAACATTGTCCATATATTTTGTGGAGAATTCTGTAAATTCTACAAGTGCATAAACCCTAACTGGTGCGAGAAATGTCTTTTCAATTGCCTCGCCATACAACTTGTGAAACTTTGTTGTTTCTAAATCAATAGGATAATAAAGAATTTGTTGACCAATAATCTTTTCAATGAGTTCATCATTGACTTGCTTTACTAGATCACGCTCTTTCTTTCCGAAGAAGAGTGGAGGAGGGGGCGCTGCGGGTCTAGACCATTTATTGTCGGGCATTCAAAAATTATCCTACGAAGATTGGTAG